TTAGTAGGTGTGCTCATCGCGCTTCTTGACCTCCTCGATGTTGACAATTTTCACGCTGCCGTCCCAGTCGAACAGGATCCGGTAGTTACCAACTCTAAGCCGGTAACCATAAATGTGATTGGCCAGCGCCTTGACGCTTTGAACGTGTGGCATGTGCGCCAACGCCTGAGCAGCATCGTAAACCTTTGGCTGATCAACCTTGTCGATTTTCCTGAGTTGCTTCACGGCTTTGCGTGACCAGTTGATGGTGTTCATATCCACGCCAGCCTTATAAGTAAACTATAAGAATCGAATAAGTTGAAGAGAAGACTTCGTTAGCGTAGACGAGGTTGACGAACGGAGCTCCCCGGTTCAAGCGGGACCATTGCCCGGCTGTGTTTCCAGGTTTTACCGGGCAAGCCTTGCCCGGTTGGCTTGCATAGCGCAGCGTTCGTCGTATTTCTGCTGGTCAAGCGACCTTGCGCTCGCTAGAATTGCGCACTTTTTGATCAGAGGCGCTAAAAAGCGCCCGTCAAGATCGCCCGCGATTCCGGCCGGGCGACCTGCATTCAATACCGAGGTTAGTCATGTCCACCACGCCCGCCACCCCCAAGGTAGGTTTCGTAAGCCTGGGTTGCCCTTAGGAAACTCAATCTATACAAATTCCTCCGCTGTGGCCGCTCCATAAAGCAGGCAAGCCTCACCGCATTTTACCTACCCTCTACCGCAAAACACGCACACCGAGCGTACACCTACCTTGAGACAGAGAGACCGCCTCGTTTCCTCGCAAGCTTAAAATCTCGAGTGGTCGCTGCGTGTCACGCTACGCGAAGAAAGCCCCGCGTTGGGCATAGGACGCTTGATAACCCCCGTCCACCCGGTTTAGCCTCCCTACCCTAGAGAAAAAGGAGACTTGCTTCCGGTTCGCCTCCTTGTACCCCGTTCACAATAATCATAGAATTTTTAATCAAGGAACGAGAAAATGCTCATCTATGAAATAACAGTTCCAGGAACGTGGTTGGATTATGAAGATACGCAATGGGCGTGGAACGTAGAACAGCTAATATCAAATCTTAGATACCAGTTTTATAGTGCAAACGTCGCATTAAATCTATTTGAGAGTGCTAGACAAGACGCCATTGCAAACCCTCCAACCATTAACCAGGAGCAATGGGAACGCGATCGTGAGCGCCAACAAGAACTAGCTCGTGAAGAGTTAGCCAAGCTCAACCCAAAAGATCGACGCGAAGCTAATTTCCTGGCAGACATTCGCTTAAAAAGGGAAAAGTGGCAAGATGGCGACCTTCCATCAGATCTAAAGCGCCGCGAGAAATTTCTCCATGCTCAGACTTTCATCACCGCACTCGATTTCTTTGACAAGATACTGCGCACATTAGCGAAAACAGAAAACATACCTGAACCGCTGAAACAACTGCCCGCAAAATTTTCAGAAAGTTTTCCAGACCTTCGCGAGGTACGAAATTCCAATCAACATTTGGAAGATCGAATCCGACTACTTGGAACTCCTGTTAGAGGTCGCCCAACACCCCTAGTTACTCAGCCAGTTGTAAACGGTCTCGTAAATGCACCAGAGGGTGGAGTATTGATCACCAACTCTCTAAACGGCACAAAATTCTTCTGCACGTTGGCGGATGGGACTTGTGGAGAGGTAGATATCTCCCCTGAATCAATGGCTCTGCTGCAGGACATTTTTAATGATGTACTGCTCTCATTTAAATGGTGTGGGCAAAAAGACCATTGGCCAAAATAAGTTCCTCGATTTTGGTCGAGAACACGTGATGTTTATGAAGTAGGAAATTTTAGTGAAGTTGAACTGGAGATAACAATGAGTAATCCCGCCCCCGTCCTGCCCTACCCAAAATCGATGTCAGGAAGGATGGTCGATACTGGAGGGTGGATTGGGACTACCAAGAGGCGCCGGAGAGTCGAGTTCTGTTCGATAAAGCAAATTTCCTTGATGGATACATATGCGGACTACTCGATGCCCTAGGCGCTTCTGCTGGCACTATTTGCTGTCCCTCCGCTCGCACCGGCACGGTAAAAAAGGTGAATGAAGAAACCGCTCAGAAGCTTGGCGGATTACTCAAAAACCTCCTACATTCACACGTGGAAGCGGAACACCGCCGGCTGGTGAATAGAGAAAGCCTACCGCATTCGAAACTCCGCGCCGAGCGAGAAAAAACGTACGCAGAAGGATCAGAATAGTAGGAACGAAGGTGTGACACTCTCATCCCATTCCAAAAATTAATGATCATTTGTGAAATCGGTGAATTCGTTTTGAGGCCTCGGTTTACGCGGGGATGCAGGCCGGTAGGAATATTTTCGCCATGAGAGCATTTGCGTCTAAATTCACTGATCCAAAAAAGGAAAATTGGCCAAAACTGAGATTTTCCTTTTTTTTTCCAATGAAACCGAGCGCCCCAGCTCTACCCTTCCGCGACCACACCCTGCTCCGCTATGCCACCGCACTGCGCTTCCCTACAAAACTTTGCACTCTGTGAAATCGTCAATGGCTTGCAGAGCCCCGCGGCCCGTCTGGGCTGCCGGTTCTTTTGCATTACCTCCCGATTTGCACAAAAAAAGGACGCGAAGGCCGTCGGCGGGAGGGGGATAAGTGATTTTTGGTCCGGTTTTTTTTCCTGGGAGCGATTTTTCAGCCGGGCCGGCTCATAGGCGCCAGTGATGGGACGCTGCTATAGTCGGAGGTCCTACCGCAAGGGGCCAGATTCATGAACGGACGTCTGTATCGCTACAGTTCGCAGAAGTACAACGACATGCTGATGAATGAGGGGACGACCAGGATCGGGACCTTGTTTGATTTTCGGAGGAGCGAACACAAGGCCGGCATCGCCGATCCCTCAGAGGGGAAGAAGCTTGTCTTCCATGATGTCCACGACTGGGCCATCGACAATGAGATTCCTGGCCTTCCAAGCAAGACAATGCGAGCTATGAGCGAGGTCGGAATGATCAAGTTCGCGCCCGGAGGAGGGCAGCGAATGACTGGTGTTCGCATCGCCCGGGACATTCAAACCCCCGATTACTTTATCCACTGTTCGGCGCACAAGCTGTCGCGCGAAGTCATGAAACAGTTCGAAGGTGCGGACAGTTGCGTAGAGCTGAAAAGTCCGGGCGAGTTCTACGGTCATTTAACTGAGGCATTAAATAAAATTGTACCTGTCCGTTTTGAGGGCTTGCACATAATTAAGTACTCAGATCGGGAGGAGGAATGGAATGGAAAAGACTATGGGACGCCCGGTCTCCTCATAAAAGAATTAGAGTTTGAGGGGCAGTGTGAGGTCAGAGCAATCTGGACACCACTCACCGACAAACCTATTGAGCCAGTAATCGTGCGAAACATGAATATAACCAAGCACCTGCGACGTGTGATGTAGGTTGTTAGAGTGCAATAAAGGAGATTGAGGTATGTTTGTTTATTCATCTCAGGATGGAGTTACAAGAAGTTCTCGCGATATTATCAAAGAGCTTTGCGGTAGGTTTGACGACCCTACTATTGGTGAGGTTCTTAATAAGGCGGGGTATACCAAAAGCTTGCTGGTGGGAGAAGGGTCAATCGCAGCTATTGAGTTGCACATTAAGGAAGGGATCAGCGGCGAAGAGCCTCAAGCGATAGCCCTGGTGTCGCTAGGAGGCGTTATAGAAACATATGTTACTGAGGATTTTCATGATCTAATGATGTTCATGAAAGAGTTCGCACCACTTATCGAATCCATCATCCGAGCAGACCGACTGTACGACGAATAATAAAAAGCCCGCTATGCGGGCTTCTTTGAACTTGGCAATTACACAGCGATGCCGAGCCGTGCCATTCGCTTCTTAATCACCGCAGCCAACTGGGTGATCTCGTCGTCAGTAAGCGCTGCCGAGTAAATGGCCACAAAGCTGATGTCCGTTTCGCCCAGGAAAGTTGTCCCATATCCCCCGCCGATCCGTAGCGGTGAAGAGGAAGTGACGCGCTGAGTTGCCAGCGATTGGTTTGAACTGACACCGGTGGTCAGGTTCATCACTTTGGTACCAGCGGCCCCGCTGGAGCGCAGAGCACGCAGCGCCCAGCTGGTCGGCACGTCTGCCATGGTTGCTTGGGATGAAGTGGTCCCAGTCCCCTCAGTGTTCTGCCGCCAGGCCTGGCCGCCCAAGGTTGCATCGGTCTGGTGGTAGATACACACCCCGCCATTACCCAGCGAGCTGTTGGACTGCCCTGCATAGTTGCCTACATAGGGGGCTGCAGTTGGCGTGCCGGTACCGCCGAGAGCGCCTGGCACCTTGCCGACAACCAGAATGGTGAACTGGTCTGTTTCAGCGATCAGGGTTTCCAAGTAGTTGGATCCGCCCTTGAACCGAGCGTGCGTTGGAAAGACGGTTGGAATACCCACCAACTTGGCATTGCCCTTACCAGGCGCACGGTTGTAGCCGATGCGATCCAGCGCAGTATCGAAACAGAACCAGCCTTCCAGCGATCGGGTAACTGGTGGAATAACCTTGGTGTACCAGGGAGCCAGCGAACCAGGGGAAATCAGTTTAAGTCCCATATTGTTGCCCTTAAATTAGATCAAGTTTGGCGGCGGCGATGTAGGGCGCGATACCCTGGAACAAACGCAGACGGTTGCAGCCAACGGGGTGAGTGTTGTCAGTCATTTCTACTTTTGAGATTCCAGTAAGCGGGTCAATTATATCATTGCCCGTATTGTATCCGGTCTCAGGGTTGGCAAAAGTCCAGGAGGGAACTAGTATGTTTTTCGAGTTGTTCAGTGCGTTTAAGTTCGCCATTACTGCCCGGATCATCGGGATATAACGGCTTGTCCATTGTGGGTTTCGGGTCCGGTTGTACGGCAGCCCCGGAAGCCAGCGCACGATCTTCACATTCGGCCACGCTGCCCTGATACGCTCCATCATCAAATTTTCATTGTCGAGAACATAGGCGTACAGGTCGTTCGAGTTGGTAACTCGAATAAATTCGTTCATGCCCAAGCCGTACACAATAATATCGGGTGTCGGCAGCGAAAAACGCGATTGATAGAACGCAAAGTCAACAACATAACCATTCCGAACAATGGCAGCGGGGTCGCTCTCAGTTGCTTTGCGTATGAATGGGTTGTTGTTCCGGCGCTGCACCTTGGACATGCTCAGGTAGGCCGCTTCATTACCAGGCTCCAATGGAATGTTGAACTCCGCCATGTCGGCATAGGTGTAGTTGCCGGTGGAGAACCCTTCGCGGCACTCCCCCAGCGGCCCTTCCATGTTGTTTGGGTTGCCGGCATCGACCGAACCCTGGAACGTGCCGATGAAGTTGGCAGTGAAGCCGACGGCGGTCAGCGACTGCTGCAGGATCTGTGCGCCCTGGCGGTTGCTGATGCTGTCGCCGATCATCAGGACGTTGGGTGCGCTGCCCGGGAACGGCCCCGCCGGCAGCTCAGTCATTGCCAGCTCCATGATGTGGTGCGTCAGTCCGTTGTCTCGGTCCCGCAGCTTGAGGCGAGCACTGGAGCCGAATCGGGAAGCTTGCACCACCAGCTCGCGCGTCGAGGTCTGCGATTCCGTGGTGGTGTGGCTTGAGATCGAGGCCACTACGCCTGTGTCGTCTTCCCGGGGCGCGATCATGCTGCTGACGTCCAGGTGCAACGGGACGTTGGGTGCCGTGACGATTTTCGGGGCGAAGAACACGCCGCCGGCCAGGGCCTCGGTCAACTTGGGCTCCAGGGTTTCAGGTGCTTCGCCCGGGTCGGACAGCTCCTGAAGGATGCCGTTTTCCTCGTCGGTCACGTAGAGGCCCGGCAAAGAGGTCATACCCAGCATGAGCGGACCGAGATGCAGGTACTGGTCATCGCCGTGGATGAACATGGACCCTTCGCTGTCGTAGATTCCAACTGCGTTGCCGTCTACGTAGGCCTCAAATGCCGGCGTGCTGGTCCGGTCCGAGGTGATGCGCAGGTACTGGCCACCTTCCTCGTCGGCCAGGCCAACACCGGGCTCCTCCACACCGGACTGGCTGGTGAGCGTGGTTTTGACCACTTTGGTGATCGCGTCGACCGCCTCGGTAGACGGGGAGCGTTTCACGGCTACCCCAAGGCCGGCTTCATTCCGGTACAGGATCGTGAACCCGATGTTGTCCGGGTCGACTACCTGGAAGTAGCGACCCAGCGCGGTTTCCGTCAAACCGTCCGCCACGGTTGGGAAGATGCCGGCCCCCTTGTAGGCGGCGTCGCGGGCATTCTCGGCTTGCAGGGCTGCGTGCTGAGCCGCTGCTAGGTGAGCATCTGCATCTTTGAACTGGACAGGGATGCGGTAGTCGCGCAGACCTTTGCGCACGCGCAGATCGTAAAGGCCGTCAGGGGCAGCGAACTGAAACTGGCCCAGATCATCGGTGTTGAAGGGGTTGCTGAGGGGCATGCCTGTTGGGCGCTGCAACCCGCCCACCAGCATTTCAGTCCCGCGCATGTAGACGTGGCACAGCGCGGCGTTGAGGACGTTGCCGTCGTCGTCCAGGGCGACAAAGCTTTTCAGTTCCATAAGTGATCCTTACGCGGTAATCGGTTTGAGCTGGAGAGCCAACAATTCCGCGCTGGCGGCTTTGGCTGTGAATTGGGCGGCATCGCTTGAGGTGGGCGCAGGCCCGGGAACGTGGGTGTGGGTTGCCAACTGGGCGGCCAGCTGTTGTACCAGGTCGATCAGGTCGCACAGCACCTGCAGCACGTTCACTGATTCAGAGCCGAGCCAGGTGGTGGTCGCAATGCTTCGGCGAGCGGCCTGGACACGCTCCTGGAGATCTCCACCCACTGTCAGGTTCAGCTTTTTGCCCACCACCTGGTTGAGGTCGCGCCCCGTGGACAAGCCCAGGTCATCGATCGCCGCCAGTGACGCGGCGCCGGCGGACAGCAGCTTCAGCGCGCCCAGCGCCTCGATTTTCTTGATACCGCCCACCGACTCGGTGGAATGGTCGTCTACGGTGCGGCTGTGGCTCTGGTACTGCTCCGTATTGGTGAGGCTTTCCACCTCCCGATCGGTGGACTTGTCACGGATCCGGCCATCGGTTTGGCGGGTCCAGTCGCCGTTGGCCTCGACGCGCTGCTGTGAGGCCTCGCTGTGCTGCCATACCTGATCCCCTTTGGGCAAGCTGGGCAGGGATAGGCCGTGCGGCAGGATGCACTGGATAAATGGCTTGTGCGGCAGGCCTTGGGCGAACGAAACAACCACCTTGGTGCCTTCCTCTGGGAAGCTGTAGAAGCCCATTTCATCGCCACCGGTTGGCACCGGTACCGGCACGCCGGCCAGCAGCGGCATGGATTCGTCAGGTTCGTTGTCCTGGTCCAGGACCTGCAGGTCCACGGCAAAGCGCGGACGGAACTCGTCGCAGATGCCGGCACCGGCCGGGGCGTCGGCCACGGCCACGACCTGGGCGAAACGCGGCAAGTGGTAGCCACCGCTCAGCTCGGGAAACATGCGCTCTACACAGCGCCGGATTGCGTCTTCCATTTGATCGCCATTTCGGTACCGACGAGTGCCACCGAAGTGACCCGCTCGCCCTGATTGATGGTGGCACCAGGACGCAGCCCGGGAAGGGCCGCGATCACGGCGCTCTGGTTGCCCTGGTAGTTGTTGAACAGCTGGACCGGCAGCTGCAGCGGCGATCGATCGCCAAAGAAGCTGTGCGCCCAGCTGCCGACGAAGACTTCGCCGTCGCCCTGCTGCTGCCAGACCAGGTCGGGGATTGTGAAAACTCGGGCCAGGCTGTCCATGGCCTGGAAACCGGACGCCAGGCTGTAGAAGTACGGCGCCTTGGTTGTGGCGTAGGGCTGCGCTGGCACACGGAAGCGCAGGCCGGTCTCATCGCTGATAGCTGCCAGCACGGTGCGCAGATCGGCATGGCGCAGGTTCAGTGGCAGGGGGTTGGCCAGGATCGCGGCCAGCTCGCGGCAGTACAGCACCTGCTCCAGCTGGTTCACGGCGGTGCTGCGCTCGACGTAGCCGATGAAGTGGCGCTGTAAGGTCGCCTCGTTGTAGCCAATGTCGAGCGTGACCAGGCCGGATACAGGATCGGTGGCCTGAACGGTGAACTGGGCGCGGCCGGGGGTGGCAAGGTCCAAGCGGACATCATCTTTGACCAGGACGTGCTCGATGCCGGCGATACGCAAAACCTTATGCAGCTTCACGATTTGCCCCCCAGGTAGTCATCGAGCTTTTTCAGGGTCGCCTCAAAGCCACTTAGCTCCTGTCCACCAGTGGTCCCATCGGTGCCGGCACCACTGCTGCTGCCGCTGACTACTTGCCCGGGCGCGCTCTGGGTGCTCACCGCGTTGGCGGCGCGGCGTTTCTCCACGCGCTCGGGGTTCGACAGCTTTTCGGTCAGGGTGAACTGGATCCTCCAGCCGCGTAGCGAGTCGTCTTCCCGGGCGCTGACACCGTCCGAGAACTGCACTTGGCGCATACCGATTGAGGAGGCTGTGTCGTTGACGATCCGATACGTCTTGAGCTGGCCACCGCTCTCGGTGGCCTCGGCCAGGCGCATGAGCGTGCGCAGATCCGCCGAGTCGATGAAGCGGATCAGCAGGTTGACGGTCAGGGTCTTTGGCTTGAAGCCCTTGTGCGCGGTGTCGGTGTTGCTGGTCTGCCCCGACATGTCACCGCTTTCAATGCGCAGATCCCCGGTGACCTTCATGCCTCGTCCACGGATTCGTTCGCCGTCCAGGAGCAATGTCATAGGCCCACCAGTTCGCGAACAAAGCCCAGGCCCTTCAGCGAGCCCACGAGCATCACGCCGGCGGACAGCGGCCATTCGTGACCAGGTGCTTGCCCTGTCAGCAGGTCGCGGCGCAGCTCGGCTGCATTGCCCGGGCCAATCAGGCGGGCGGTCATGGTCACGTCCGGTTCCGCTCCGTCGAACATCGCTTTGAGGTTGGCGAGCGCCTGGTCCTTTGCCGCGCTGCGCTCAGCCTTGCGGCTGGCCAACGCCTGCAGGTCGGCCAAGGGCGAGCTGGATGCGAAGCTTTCCAGGGCGGCCAACTGACCGGACATTGCCTGGCTGGCTGTACGGGTGATGGTGGACTGCTCCAGCGGCAGTGCGCCCCAGCGCGGCAGCATGCCGGCGGTCGGTAGCTCCCACTTCTTCGTTTCCAGTTCGGACAGCCGGCCGGCGCGGTTCTGGGCGCGCTTCAGGTCCGGCAGCGGCAGCACGGCGTTGAAGCGGCTCAGGGTCGCGGCAAAGTGGTCGTAGCGGGTGCCGACGAACATCACGACCAGGGCGTACTGCTCACCACCTGGGCGGCTGGAGTCGGTCACATCCTGGAGCTTGGTGGCCATGTGTTGGAGCAGGTTCGGTGCCGACAGGTAGCGCTGCAAGCCCCGGCCTTGACCCACTCCACTTTGGAAAGGGGTAACCACAAGCGCCGCGGGCGTCTCGCCCAGGGACTCGCTCATCGCGCTGCGCCCGGCTGCGACCGCTGCTGCAGCTGCAGCACCGACCGGGCCTGGATCAGTGGTCGCCAGGCTCTGCAGCGCGGCCACGCGCGCGCCGGCGCTGGCCAGCTCGCCACCGGCCATGGTCTTTGCCTCCTCGAGGTCGGCCAGCCAGCTGGTGGACTGCTCGGGCCAGCGCATGGTGACTGGGTTCCAGTTCATACCGGGACAGCCTCCCAGGCCACTGCTTCGAGGCCGGCCAAGTCCTTGGCATCGCGTGCCAGCTGCAACTGCTCCTTGAGGCTGTAGGCCTGCTGCAGCAGCTGCAACTTCATGCGGGTGAAGTCGTCGGCCACCTGGCGCAACTGGACGGCAGTGTGAGGCCGGTAGGCTTTGGCCCCGCTCACGTCGGCGCAAGGGTAGGTCAGGTCGACGCCCAGGGCGGCAGCGCCGCTCAGGTTGATCTGGTCGTCGAGTGTGGTGCTGTAGCAGTGGCGATCGCCCAGGACGGCAGACCAGAAACCACCAGTTATCTGCAGGCTGCAGGTGGCATCGATCTCCTGGACCCGTTCCTGGTATCGCCGCTCCACAGCAGCGGGGATGTCGTCCACCCACTGGCCGTCTTGCCATACCTGGCCAGGCCCTGGCGGGTCCAGGGTGTAGCCCGCCGGCAGCTGGCCCAGCCGGTCGATCGACACGGGTTCACCCGTCTGGGTGCTGTAGGCGGTCAGCCCCAGGTAGGAGTCGATCAGCTGCCAGCGTTTTCCATCCCAATGCGCAGCCTTAAATTCTGGTACCGCCGGCGGCGGGATCTCGACGCAGCCACGGGGAATCAGCCAGACGTTTTCCTCCAGCGGTGACGCGTCGGCGTAGGTCTGGCCGGTGTAGATGCCGAGGTGATCGGTTTGGTAGACGACCTTGGATTGCATGGCTGGGCCTCAGTACTTGATGAAGGCGTTGAAAGCGATGTTCTGCGGGCGTGTTTCGCTTCCGCCGGTCGCGTTGACGGTGATCGCATGGGAGTGCTCAGCCACGCCGGTCACGGTGATGTTGTGTGAGTGCTGGCCGGCGGAGCTGGTGGTGGAGTACCCGACGATGCCGGTCGTAAGGTCATCGCCGGAACTCAGGATTTCGCCGGTTCCTATCACGCCGTTCACCTGCCCCTCTTTGACGCTGTGGGTGTGTTCGCCCTGGGCATCACTACTGGCGGCGTGGGTATGCGCGCCGGCGCCGGCGGAACTGGCGCTGTGGCTGTGGGAGCGGATTTCGTCCGCCTGGACGCTACCCAGCACGCGGCCTGGATCGATGTTGCGCCCGTCATCCAGGGCGCGGATGAACAGGCCACGCGCATCTGGCAGGCTGAAGGTGTTCACACCGTCGCCGGCGCCGTGGCGGGTACCGATCTTTGCAAACAGCCTGGCGTAGACAGTGCGGGATACGGCCGCACCGTTGGCACGCAGGCAACCCGGCGGCGGCGCGTCGAGGTCGAAGAAGACGACTTCACCAACCTGGTTGCTTTCGAGCTGGGCGATCGCGGCTTTCAGCGCCTTGGTCGTCGCCAGGATCTCGCTGCTGTCACTGTTCGGATCGTCGCTTTTGGCGTTTGGCAGGTTGCCCAGGTCGACGTCATCCTTGGTCGTCGCCCTTGCACGAAGGCCCGGGTAGTCCCCGTTCTTTGCGGCGAAGTGGTCGACAAGGGCGGAGGTGATCGGTTGCCAAGGGCGCAGATCGGTGATGTCGCCGGCGGCGTTGATGTTGGCCAGCTCGATCAGGTAATGCGCCGTGCCGTCGTTATCCTGGTAATCCGTCTTGGTGGCACCGAACGCCACGGTCCATTGGGCGGCCACATCGCTGCCTTGCCGACGCAGGGCCACATCCAGCCATGCCTTCACCGGCAGCGTGGTCAGCTGCACCTGGACAGGCATGTCTAGGGCCAGCCGTACGCCTTCAATGTAGGCAACCCCCGCCCTCACCTGGTACAGCCCGAAGCTGCGCTCCAGCTGCAGGCTGCTATCCAGAAAGCAGGCGCGCCCGTAGACGTCGCGATTGCTCAGCCGCTCCCGCTTGTCGATACCGGTCAGGCGCACCGAAAAGTCATGCTGCCAGGTGCTCGCGTCGACCGTGATACCGGTTATTTCCTGAGCCCCGTCAAACTCCACCAGGAAGTTGCGGGTGAGGTTGTTACCGATCTGCAGCGGTGGGATGTTCTTGCGCTTCTGCTGGAGTGGCACGTAGGCCACTGTCAGCAAAACGTTTTCCTCGGTGACCAGGCCGATCCAGTTGAAATCCCAGTCACCTACGCTGGAGTCGACCGCCACGCTGTAGATGACCTGGTTGGGATTTACGTAGCCCTGCCGGTGGACCGGCGAGGTGTAAACCACCTGGTCAGCGGGAGGCTTGCCGGCGGAACGATCCACCGGCGCCGACGGGTTGAGCCCCGGGACGTTTGCGAACACGAAGCTGGCCACGTTCAAGGCCTGCTGGTCGGCCTGCTTCTGCGCGATCAGTGACTGACCTGCGAGGGTAATGCTTGCTCCCATGAGGGCTCCTAGGTGTTCTCGGTAGTCACGACAGGCCATTCACTGATGACGATCAGGCGGCTTGCGCGGTCGTCCCAGACGGCATGCAGGGTTTCCTGGTCGTCATGGAAGTGGGCAACACGCATGCCGAGGGTCACCGGCGTTATGGTTGCGAACTCGTAGCGGCGGCAGGTGCGGCCGTACTGCTGCATCAGCACGCGCAGCAGCACAGGGTTGGCACTCAGTTGGCCATCGGTGAGGTACAGGCGGATCACGTCCCAGTTCTCACTGTCGAACCGCTCCTCGATCTCGACGTAGCCGACGCCCAGGCGCTGGAAGATCCGCACGGTGCCTGCGCTGCTGCCGGCGTCCACGGCATTGATGAAGGCGTACTTCACCCGCTTGCGGTAAAGGGTCTCCGGCTCGCCCTGGAAACGCTGGATGTCGCGCTGCCAGGCCAGCAAATCGAGCACGGTTAGGTGGCAGGTCTCGGCATCGAGCTGCAGCAGTGGCCAGTTCATCCAGGTCTTGACCTTGGCCCACCAGGACTGCGCGGCATCTCGCAACTTGGAAAGCTCGACGCCTTCCAGCCAGAAGGGGAGCTTGAGCTTATCCACCGCGCACCACCTGGACAGCATCGAGGCGCGGGATGGTCAGCTGCGAGACGATGTCGACGTTGTCGAACTTGAGCGACTCGATGCCGGTGAAGGTTTCGTGCAGCTCTTCACCCAAGCGGCTGAAGGAAAATCGCGACTGTGGATAGGTCAGGGTCGGCTGGTAGTCGCTGGCCGTGCTCTCGCGGAACGCGGCCCGAATGAACAGCTCGATGTCGTTCAGCAGCGCGTCTTCGCGCTCGGTACCGACTTCGGCTTTTGGCCAGACTGCGACACCGACAGCATGCTGGGTAGCCGGCATTTCCTGCACCAGGAGGTCATCGCCGTGGCCATGGTTGCCCTGGTCGCGGATGTAGCTGTTGATTGTCTCCAGGTAGCTGGCCGCCGGGGATCCCGCCTCGAACAGGACAAAGGCATTGGCACTGCCCGGGCCGCGTGGGGCGTCGTGCTCGAAGTACACACCATCAGGTTCAACACCCGGGAAGGCGGCGATCATGGCCCGGTACACGGCGTCGGTGTGCCACTGGTTGACCGCGCTGAACTGGTTTCGGGTACGTAGGCGCAGGTCGTCGTCGTGCTCCTCGTCTGCCCCGGGCTGGATCAGCCAGCCATCGGCGTTCACCACCTGGATTACCCCGGCCACCGGCTCAGGCAGGATCGAGTAGTAACCCGGGGCGAGGTTGTAGCCGCTGCCAGCCTCGGTCGCCTCGACCGGCACCAGGACCTGCGAGTCGCCGTCCAGGAACTGGGTGGCGGCAGTGGTGACCAGGACGTACACGTTGCCGTTGATGGCCACCGACTGCACGCGAATGCCTGCGGGGATCTCCAGCACGCCGGCAACGCCGCTACGGGTGAACAGCAGCTGCCCCTGGGCTTTGGTGGAAGGCTTGCGGGTCACGTTGACGGCCCAGGCCAGCATGTCCAACCAATTGCCTTTGGCGGTCTTCACAAAGAAGTTCGGCAACACGGTGCTGACTATGAAGTCGATCATCCACATGACCGGCTTTGTCACCAGGGCGGTGACCACGCGCCAGAAGGGCGACCAGGCGCTGGTGTTGCTCAGTTTGGCGCCCTGGGCTGCTACCTCTTTCTCCCAGGCAGCACGCAAGCCTGCCTCGGTCGTCGGTACCCCGGCGTCCTGCAGGGCTTTCTTGAAGTCGACGTCACTCACAGGGATACCTCAGTGGTTCCGAATTCAACGGTGGTGGCGGTGACCAGGTACTGACCACTGCCGGTCTCGGTGATCTGTACGGTGCCCGGGACCAGGCGCTCGTCGTTCTCGACCAGGAGTTCCAGCTGCTGGATGCAGTCGGCCTGGCGGAAGCGGTCGCGCTCTGCCATCAGTGTCACCAGCAGCCCGCTCTCGCGGATCATGTGGGCGATGTCCTGGGCGATGCTGGCCCGATCGTCCACCAGCACAGGCTGGTTCGACGGGTCCAGGGTCAGGTCGTTGTTGGTGATGAGGAGATCGATATAGAGACTCATCAGCCGGTCGCCATCGCCATCATGTTTTCCAGCTCCAGCGGGCTCATTGGCTTGGCGGTGTTGATCTCCACCTTCTCAATGTGGTTGCCACGGTTCTGGTTCTGGGTGTTCTGGATGCTGGTCAGCAGACCGCCAGCGGGCACGGCGTCCGCTTTGGTCGGGCTCAGGCTGCCGGTGGGCTGGTACTCGGCATTGGCGCCTACGCTGGGCAGGTCAGGGATGCTGCCCAGCTTCAGATCGATATCGACGCCAGGGATCTTGTTCAGCATCGAGATCAGCGAGTTCAGGGCGGACCGGAATACGCCCACAATCCCGTCCCAGGCGGCTTTGGCCATGCTCGACCAGCCGCCCATGCTGTTGAACCAGGTGCTGAGCGCACTCAGTTGCTCGCTCACCCACTGGAAGGCTGCGGTGTTCATCAGGGCGGTGGTCCACTGGTCCCAGTACGCCACGGCCGCGACGATTACAGCGACCAGGGCGACGATGCCCAGGACCACCAGGCCGACCGGGTTGGCGGCCAGCGCCGCGTTTACCAGCCAGATCGCGCCCTGCCAGATCAGCATCGAGGCCTTGGCCAGGCCGATCGCCGCGATCATGCCGAGGATCCGGGCGATGAACAGCGCGCCCTGGACGGTGTGGGCGATGAACATGGCGATGCTCTTCCAGCCGGTCCAGGTGAGCAGGGTCCAGACCACGTTCAGGCCAAGCCAGGCCATCTTGCTCAGGCCGACGACCACAGTCAGCGCGCTGATTGCAGCGGTAATGGCCAGCACGACGAGCGTTGCGATGCCCATGACGCGGGTGATGTTCGGGAAAAGTTGGGTCCATCTGGTCATGGTCTTGCCGATGCCAACCAGCTTGTCCATCAGCGGCTGCAGCATCGGGATCAGGGCCTGGCCAAAGGCAATGCGCAGCGCCTGGACTGCCGCCCCGAACTGCTGCCACGGGTCGACCATGGCCGCTGCCATCTTCTCGGCCTGCTCCAGGCCACGGACCTTGCCCAGTTGGTCGATACCGCTGCGCAGTCGGTCGGTGTCCTGGGCCAGTGCGCCGATCACCTGGGCGCCTTCACCGCCGAACGCCTCGACCAGTTTGCTATCAGCTGCAGCGTTGCGCAGATCGCCGAACTTGCCCTGCAGCTTGGCCATGATGTCCAGCATCGGCAGGACCTTGCCGTTGGTGTCGGTGAACTTCATCCCCAGCTTGTCCGAGGCGTTGCCGATGTTCTCGAAGAACGCCTTGTAGCGTCCGCCGGCGTCGCCGCCTTCCATGGTGCTGGACAGGCTGCCGATCACCGCCATCTGCTCGGCCAGGTCTATGCCGGACGCCGAGGCGATCGCCCCGGCTTCCTTGAAACCTTCCTTCATCTGCTCGCCACTGGTGCGGAACAGTTGCACCGCCAGGGCCGTCTGGCCGCCCAGCTTCTCGACCCACTGGCTTTTGCCCATGGCGTCGGCCTGCTGCTTCTGCAGGTTGTAGAGCGTTCCCACGTACTCGCTCATCACGTCCTGATCGGACTTGGTGGCCTTGGCCAGCACAGCACTGGTGTTGGTAAAGGTGGCCAGCTGAGAGCCGGCCAGGCCCTTGATGGCCCCTTGGATCTTGTACGCCGAGGCAACGAAAGACTCGGCGTTCTCGCCGTAGGAGACCGAAAAGTCGAGGGCTTGAGCGTTGAGGGCGGTCAGCGCGTCCTCGGCCACGTCGAGCGATCGAACGTCGCCCAGGGCGCGGTTCACATCCAGCGCGGGTGCCAGCGACGCCTCGATCCCGGTCAGGGCGCCCCAGACGCCTGCGACACCGGTACCGATCTGCTTGATGTTGGCTTCACCCTGGGAGGCCAGATTGTCGAAGCCCTTGGTCACCTTGGCCAAGGGCGCCGAGACCTTGTCGGTCAGACTCAGGATGAAGTCCAGGCGGCTGGATGTGCTCGCACTCATGGGGTCAGTTACCTTTCCAAGCTCGTGATATGCCGTTGGCTATGGCGAGTTCCGTTCGCCGCCAGTACTCGTCTTCCAGCCACTTGGCTGTGCCCAGGGTCTCGGGCGATCGATCTGCACCAGGTAGCCACCGATCGGCGAGGGCCAACAGCTGGCCCATGCCGTCCTCGGTCAGGCGCTCGGCGTGGTCGAGCGCTTTTTTACGGTGACTTCAATGGTCGGGGAGTACTCTTCCATCAGCGCACCGGCGATCTGGATCGCGGTCACTGGGTTGACCAGGAGCGGCTTCAGGGCCGCTTTCTGCTCCTGGTTCACTGCGTTCATCAGCAGGTTGTGGGAGGGCGCGACCTTGTTGGACTGGGTCATACTGTTGATGTATTTGGTCATTAGGGCCGGATCGACGGTGAAGTCGAACTCCTGGGTGCCTACTTCCAAGGTGATTTCGGTGCGTTCGGTCATGGTGCGGTTCCAGTGTTTGCAGGTTGGGTTGAGCAGAAGCTGCGGACGTGGTCCTGCAGCCCCAGGATCATTTGCTTGCTGACGGCGAGCTGATCTCGGAGGGTGAAATAATCCGATCGAGCGTCTGCTGCGAGTTCGGCGGTGGCTCCATCAGCCACGCCGGCGGCGCCGGTGACTGCAGGCACAGGGGTTGCGCAGGTGGCTTTGACGAGCAGCCGCTTATCGCGATCGTCAACAGCGCGGCGCAGAACATCATTGGTATCGCGGGCATTGCTCAGCTCCTGGGTGTGTTTCTTGTCGAGATCCTTGGCCTGAGCCAGACGCTCGGCATTCGCGTTCGCAACCTGGATCACGGCTTTGAGGTCGACCAGCGCCTGATCCCGCTCCGATAGCGTCGTTTCCAGTTGGGCCTTGTAGTCCCAGGCAGCCCAGGACAGCAGGGCCATAAGCAACAGCGTCAAGACAGAACGCACCGATTCGAAGGTCATTTGGCGCATAGCCTCGCTTCGTCTAGTTGGCGGGCGTGCAGCCCGCGCACGAACACCTTGTTGCCCTTGGCGTCGGTGACGTAGGCCCACACGGGACGCCCATCAGGGCCCCATGCCAGCGCCTTGCAGCCTTCCGCGATGCGGCCGGCGTTGATGAGCACCAGGGCTCGACTCGCACAGGTCGACGGCGCTCCAAAGTGGTGGCCGTGGCTACTGAGCGCGTCGAAAGTGTTCTGGCTAATCTTGTCGTTGGTCAGGCAGTCGGCGAGGGCCAGTTGGCCCTTCTCGATCACCAGCTGCTCCACCTCGGCACAGCGCGCCGGCGACCAGTAGTCGCCAACCACCACTGGATAGGGGCTGGTGTAGCGGGTGATGCCCAGGCACACCGTCGGCAGGCCCCGGGCGAGCTGGTCGGCATAGACGACGTTCTGGCCCTCGCCTTCCCATTTACCCAGGAACGCCATCAGGGTGCTGCTGCTCAGCACCAGGGCGATGGAACCCGTCAGGATCTTGTTGCGCAGGCTCATGACTTGATCTTCCAGTCGCGTAGCATCTGGCGGTACTTGGGGATCAGCAGAAGGATCTGCAGCACCATGTAGAGGGCAGTCAGCATGTAGGCGACCGCCGACCAGTCGACGGTGCCCGTTACGCCGGTGGCGGCGACGCCGATTGCGGGCGCGGCCTTGGCCAGGGCGACAGCAGTGTCTTGAGCGGCCTGATTCGCGCTCATCGATGGCCCCCTTTCTCAAAAGTGGACTGGCAAGGGACGCAGCGAGTCATGCCGCCCAGGGCGCGGCGCGCCTCGGGGATCTCTTCGTCGCAGTCCTCGCAGTGGGTCAGGCTTGGCCCAGTCGAACGCGCACGGGACAGGGCGGCAGTGATCGCCTGGTCACGCTGACGCTGCTCCAGCGCCTGGGCGCGATCGAACGGGCAGGTCATCAGCGCAGGCCCTCGATCTCGGCTGCAGCCAGGTACGGCACGCCGTTGATGCGGATGAAATCCGGACTTGTGACGTCGAACGGCACCTTGTGCTTGTGCTTCTCGCCGCCCTTGGCGTCGATGTTCAGCAGGCTGGAGATCTTCGGCTTGCAGCCAAAAGCCTCCACGCGGAACTCGTCGGTGGGGGTTTTCGCGTAGAACAGCGAGTCGAACGGCTCCAGCTGGCGGAAGCTGCCGGCAGCGCGGGCAGCATCGATCAGCAGGTTGAAGTTGGTGGTGTCCAGCTCTAGCTCGCCGCTCGCGGCAACGTCACCGTCGACGTAGCCATCCGGCACGCCGCCGGTCTGGGCCACCGCGCTGTTGTCAGTGATATCGAGGGTGACGGTCTCAACGTGGATCTGCAGGTCGCCCACGGTGATGTCAAAGTTCTTGCCGCCGATCTTGGACATGGGGTTACTCCTCGTCGCTCAGGTCGAGAGCGATGTTTGCGGTAAGGTCTTTGGGGCAGTTGTAGGGGCGCAACTTCAGGTACGCCTCGACGGCGGTTTTGCTGGTCCAGACCAGGGTGATGGCGTCGTCCGACGGCGCCTCGATGTCGCCCGGGAACTGCACGCCGGCGAACACGACCGAGCGGGACATGTCGCGCAGCGGCTTCATCAAGGCGGTCTTGTTCTGCGCCATCGAGGTCGCTGTGTTGTTCAGCTTCCGATCGGCGATACGCTGGATCAGCAGGATCCGGACGCGACGGGCGGCCTTGTCAGCGATGCGCAGGTACTCGACCACCTGGTAGTCCGAGCCCGGAGCATCGAGCATGTTGCCGTCGCCCCAGAAGGTGCCCGGGTAATCGGGGTAGGTCTGCGGTACCGAAAAGCGCGCCTTATCCAGCTCGGCGACGATTGCGGAGGGGAGCGGAATGCTGTCCTTGTCGACCGGTACAGCCCCCAGGCCGACCAGGGCGCCGGTTGCAACCCGCATCGGGCTGTCGGCGATGCTGACGTCTGCCCGGGCCAGGCGACCGGCGAGCACGCCCAGATTGTTGCCGTGCAGCTGTGGCACCACCAGCACGCGGGCAGCGGCCACATCGGCCACCTTGGCCTTGGCTTCGGAAAGGTAGGTGGCCCAGTCCTGGCCAGCGGTGATGCCAGCGACCGCCGACATGATGAATACCCGGCGCCCATATTTGGCGCTCAGCTCCAGGGCTTTTGCGTGCATGGCCTCGAACGTGGCCTTGTCCGCGACCGGCGTGGTGATGACCACCGCCTCGACGGACACATTGTCCTGCTGGGCCTTGTCCAGGGCGGCTGCCCAGTCGCCGTTGGCGGCGATCGGCGCGGCCATGCACGCCCACTTGTCCCCACCGTTCTGGCGGGCAGCTAGGATTTGGGTTTTCAAGTCGGATGCCGTGGCGCCCAGGTCGGTGTCCAGGTCGCTCTGGGTGTTCAGGGCCAGCAGCTTGCCAACGTTCTTGCCGGCTGGGCCGATGAACAGGAAATAGCGCTCGATCTCAGTCACGGCGCCCTGGCCGAGGTTGAGGTTGTTTACGTTGGCGGATCCAAGTGCCATGGAATGCCTCTTAGCGGGGTGAGTTGAGGATTTGTTCCAGCACCAGGTTCACCAGCTCGCTGGTGTCGCGGTTGCTGTTTGCGCCCAGGAACTGGCGCTTGGGCAGCTTGATTTCCCAGCTGTCGGCACCGGTGGACTCGCCCTGTTCTTCGTCCAAGATGCGAATCAGCAGACCGGCCTGCATGTAGCTGACATGCTCCAGGATCCAAGCCACAGCCGGCCGGGACAGCCGCTTTTTGCCAGCCTGGCGCACCTTGAAACCCAGTCGACGCAGCCGCTTGGCCTGCTTGGGCGTCGACATAGAGCCCTCGTCGACCTTGTTCCAGCGGCGCATCTGCTGGGCTGTTCGGCGCTCGGTTGCGCCGTTGTGCTGCTGGGCGGCTACCCAGGAGGTCAGGTTGTTCTTCCAGCCCAGGACGGCCTGGTCAGCGGTCAGGCTGGTGACCTGCAGCAATTTGCCCAGGCCGGCCTCCATCTTCTTCTGCCCGGGCTCAGGTTTTTTGCGCTCGGCAAAGGGCGAGCCGTCCAGGTTCTGCTGGCTGCGGATGCGCTTGCGGCTCATCGTCCGCAGACGCTTCGTCACGTTGTTCAGCAGGCGCCGGCGAAGCCGCGGCTCAAGGCGCAGGAGCGCCAATTGCTCGCGCACGCCCAGGACGCCCCGGGCATCAATGCCGACGAAAGAGCTAGCCACGGGCCGTCACCTCGCCTTCTTCCGCGACCCACAGGTCGTACGGAACGAATGCCCAGGTCTTGCCGAACGCTTCAAACTCGCCGTCGTCGTCCTCGGCCAAGTACTGGGGCTCCACGAACTGGACGGTCAGCTCGACGTCGAACAGATCGTTGTCCAGGTCGATAGGCTCGATCACGAACGCCGGCGCCGGCAGGTCCTCGCGGTCTGGATCATTGGCTTCCAGCCAGGTGCCGACCAGGGCCAGCAGGCGCGGTGGGGAGCCGGTGAAGCGCTCCAGGTCGAACACTGCGCGATAGGTCATATCGCCCATGTGCAGGCCCTGGGTGGTCTCTTTCCAGAGCAGTTCGGTGTCCATCTGCTCGACCCAGCTCTGCAGCTGCTCGGGCATCACCAGCTGGCGTTCGAGCAGGTACGCGGTCAGGGCCTTGATCTTGTTCATACCAAGGCCGCCGTGATGCGGCTGCGGCCCTGCAGGGCGCGAACAGCGGCTTGGCTGAATGCCAGGTAGGTTTCAGCGCGTTCCGGCGCTTCCTTGCCAGTGTTCTCGGCCACCTCCCGGCGTGTCACGGTCGCAAAATCGGTCAGCGCGGTGGCCTTGGCCCGGCAGTACGCGGCGCGCTTGTACAACTCCACCTTGAAAGTGCGCTCGGGCAGCAGCAGCGAATCGGCAGTGGCCACCTCAGCAATACCGAGGTCACGCCAACTGGCCATCAGCTTGGCAAGGTCCTGGTTTACTTCGGCCATGGCGATGTTTAGGTGAGTAACCAGCGTGTCGCTCAGGTATTCCCCGGGCAGGCGGTAAGCCTTCTGGTACTCAGCCAGGGAGAGGTTCGGCCAGAAGCCGTTGTTCTCGATGGTCTGGTCCACCACGGTTGCGGTTTTGCCTGAAAAGCTCATCGCTGATCACTCGAAAAGGGCGGGAAACACCGTTGCCACGGGACTGGCCATAAATGGCATGCTCGTTTCACGGGTTCCCGCTGGGGGGGTAGTCGGTTACGGGTTTTCCGGCTGCGGTGCCAACGGTGCCGCCTGTGCTTTGCGCAGGGCCTTGCGGGCGTTTTCGATCCGAGTGCCCACGCCGACCTTCGGATACAGCTCGATGGCACGCTCTAGGTGCTTGATCGCCGTGACCCAGTCCTTCGCCTCCATCGCACGAATGCCGATCAGCTTTTGGTACTTGGCCGGGATCTGCTCTGGCAGGTCCCACTCACCATCCACACGCGGCAGCAGGTCGGACAGGTAAGGCTCGGGGCTGCGACCGGCCTGATGCTCGTCATAGGCCCATTCGCACACCGCGTCGGCAACAAAGGTCGGGATGTCGCGTTTGAAACGCTCCGGCATTTCCTGGCCTTGCCCGATGGCGATGTCTGCCAGTTCCAGGGCATCCTCGAATTGGGCGGTGTCGAACAACCAAACCATGACCTGCACAAGGACGCGGTTTTGGTACACAAGACCGGATGCCAAGTAGCGCTGGACGTACTCCTGGTACTTGGGCAGCAGCTCGTTGCGCTTGAGATCCTGGCGGGTAGCCAGACCCTTGATATCACTTAGGCGGGCCAGATCCTCATCCAAGCCAGCAACCATCAGAGCCAAATGCTTGCGAGCGTTGGCAGGGCTGTTAAGCGCTTCGGCCGGAGAGTACGGCAGCGTGGCAGCGGCGGCTGCAGCGCTTACTGCTGCAACCCCCAAGGCAAGGGTCCGGCGCTTGTGCTGCAGCGCCAAACTCACTGGGCCACCTCAATGTTTTCCATCAAGCCGGCCTTCTCCAGCTGCTCGACCACATAGCCTTCGTTGCGGCTGTTGTAGTCCTCGACGCGGGAGCGCTTCGGGTTGTCGACGGTCTGCTTACGCCAGCTGGTGTCCTGGTAGTAGATCGACAGGTTGTCGAAGCTGGTGACCAGGATCGCGTCGACCGGGAAGTTCGGCACGCTGTAAGCCGCCAGGCCGCCATAGGTGGCGATCACTTGCGCCAGCTCGATGCGCTCTTTCTCGGTAGGGGTGTCAGCCTGCTTGCTATACAGCTTCGCCTTATCGGCGGCCAACAGGTCGGAACCGATGATGGCTACCAGATCGCCGTTCTCACGCAGGCGCTCATCGACCAACTGCTTGGCGTCATGCACTGCAGCGTCGAGGTTCGCGTAGTCGCCGTCGACGCCGATGACGATCTTGCCGGCCACCTTGCCTTCGGACAGCACCTGGTGCGGTACCTGGGTGCGCAGGATCTGCAGCCAGCCAATGTTCACATCCTGGAGCAGCGGATACAGGGTGATGTCGGTCTGAACGGCGACGTGGGTGCCGTGGAATCCGATCATGATCCGGTCCAGGGCGATCTGCTTCTGCACGGCGGCAGAGTAGCGCTGATGGAAGTCCGGGAACTTGGCCCAGGCATCGATCTTGGCGTACGGCAGGCCCACATCGGACTGAGTGTCGTGCAGTTCGTACTGATTGTTGTCCAGGCCGGAGGCGTCCTTTGCCTCGCGATCGGTGGTCTTGGTGTTGGTACGACCAGTCACCGGGCCATTGGTACCGATGAAGACTTTCTCGCCCTTGATCTCGGACACTGGAACTACGTTGATACGCTCCAGGAAGTCCGACTTCGCAGTGATCGCGTCGTTCAGCTCCTGGGTGATCGACGGGTCGACACTGAAGTGCTGGCTGACCAGGTCAACCCCATAGCTCTCGGCCAGAGCCAACTGCAGCTCAGCGAACATTTGCGCACCGTAAGCGCTCAGGTTACGGGCCATGTCAGAGCACCCGCTTTTTCTGGGTTGCAACCGGCGCAGCAGTGCGCGGCAGGTTGCGACCGGTAGGAGTGTTCTTCAGGGCGGTGAATTGCTCTTGGAGGCCCGCCAGGGCTTTCAGCACAGCTTTGTTGCTGTTGCCGCCGTTGCGGGCGAACTCGCGCTGCTCCTCGGCAGTGGTGACGATATCGTCAACCGCAGACTGGACGTCATCGATCGGAGCCTGCTCAGGCTCGGGTGCATCCTCGGCAGCGGGCTCGATCACTGCCTGAATACCGGCGGCGACGACGAGCAGCTGAGCCAGCAGGGCCTTCAGGGCCGTTGCGGTAGCTTCATCCATTGGGGGTTTGCTCTCGGTGGGGGTGGGTTCGATTTCGGTGGTCGCATCGCCCGATGCGAAGCGGTTGAATAGCTTGGTCAGGATGGTGATGAGCTTGCCGGCTTCACCCTTCGGCTCGCCCTCAAGCGGCCCAAGTTCCTGCGAGGCTGCGTAATACGAGGCCTTGCTGGTTTTGTTTGAGAAGTAGAGTTCTTGGGTCCCCAGGCTGGCGGGCTCGTCGGTTACGGCCAGGCCGGTGAGATAAGCCTTGCCGGTGTTGGCGAAATCCGGGGTGATCTCGACGCTGGTGAATAGCTTCTCGCCGCGATCGTTCAGCCACAGCAGCTTGTCGTTGGGCTTCAACTGCGCTTCTAGCGCGACCTGGCCGGGCTGCAGATCCTCTGAGGTTTCGTCCAGACGCACCGCAAAGACGGTGCCGTGGGAGCCCGGCCAGCGCTCGTGGTCGCACCAGATGACAGCGGTATAGGTCGCCGGGGTATAGGTCTCGGCCATGTCGCGCAGGTGCTGCGGCAGAATCTCGCGTCCGTCGCAGGTGGGGCCGCTGACAGCGACACGTTTCCAGTAGGAGACAAGGGAGCGTGGCATGATTGGGAGAGTGCTCGACGGGGTCAGAGGCCCCCACCATAGGCACCGTAAAAAGCTCGGCCAATCACTTTGATTTCGGCCCTCTCCTATTTTTATGATCTAGGAGAATTACGGAATTTTTGTAGGCGTTTCGACGCTGATCGCCGCATAGACTGCGGCCCATGAACTACTCCATCGAAGTCAAAGAGGCCGCTAAACGCCTCTACCTACGCCGGGCATCGGTGAAGGAAATCCAGGCTCAGCTGAAGTTGCCCAACGTGCGGATCATCTATTACTGGATCCGCCAAGGGTCGTGGGACGAGATGCTGACAGATGAGGAACCGGTCACTGCGGTGAGCCGGAGGATCACGCTCATCCTGGAAAAGACGGAGCCTTTGACGAAGGGCGAGCTGGACGAGCTCGAGCGCCTGACCACCTTGCGCGAGCGGCTGATTAAGCAATCCAATCGCCCCCAGTCGCCACGGGCAAATGACGCGGCAGTTGATCCCGGCGAGGACGAGCAGCGCGGCCAACGTCAGCGTCGAAGTCAAGGCGATACGAGCGATCGTTCCGGCAAACGTAAAGAGAAAAAGCTCAAGAACGACATCAGCGCACTGACGGAGGTGGACTTCCTGGAGAAGTTCACCTCCACCATGTTCGGCTATCAGCAGGAGCTGCTCGCCGCCAAGATGAATCCGTTGACGGCACGGATCCGCAACATCCTCAAAAGCCGACAGATCGGACTCACCTATTACTTCGCTGCCGAAGCGTTTATGGATGCGGTACTGACCGGTGACAACCAGATTTTCCTGTCCGCCAGCCGCTCCCAGTCAGAGGTGTTCCGCAGCTATATCGTTGCCTTCGCCAGCAAGTGGTTCGATATCGAGCTGACCGGCAACCCCATCACCTTGAGCAAGGATGGTAAGCCCTGGGCTGAGCTTCGGTTCCTGTCCACCAATGCGAACACCGCCCAGAGCTACCACGGTCACCTCTACGTCGATGAAGTCTTTTGGATCCCACGCTTCGACAAGATCCAAACCGTCGCCAGCGGTATGGCCGCTCATGCGAAGTGGAGGCAGACCTACTTCTCAACGCCCAGTGCAGTTACCCACGAGGCGTACCCCTTCTGGACAGGTGAAACGTTCCGCAACAGCAAACGCGGGAAGAAGGCGGGGGCATGGCCCAGTGAGGCGGAGATCCACGCGGGCGCGCTGTGCCCGGATGGCCAGTGGCGCAAGATCATCACGCTGGAAGATGCCATTGCTGGCGGCTGTAATCTGTTCGACATCGACCGCCTGCGCTTGGAGAACGACGAAGAACGCTTCGAGCAGTTGTTCATGTGCAAATTCATCGACAGCACCCAGTCGGTGTTCAGCCTGGCTGACCTCGAAAAATCCTACTCCGACCTTGGCCTCTGGGACGATTACGACTCGACGGCCAAACGTCCGTTCGGCAACGCGCCAGTCTGGCTGGGCTACGACCCGAGCCGTACCCGGGACGATGCTACCTGCGTGGTCGTCGCGCCACCTGCTGAACCTGGTGGAAAGTTCCGGATCCTGGAGAAACACAGTTGGCGAGGGCAGTCCTTCACCCATCAAGCCGCACAAGTCAAGAAGCTCACCGAGCGCTTCAACGTCCAGCACATCGGTATCGATACGACCGGTGTGGGCATCGGCGTGTATGACCTGGTGCGCGACTTCTACCCGCGGGCCAAGTCGATCCACTACAGCCTCGAGACGAAAACCACGCTTGTGCTCAAGGCCCAGGACGTCATCCAGGCGGGCCGGATGCAGTGGGACGCTGGCTGGAGCGACATCGCCCAGGCCTTCCTGACAATCAAACGCGGCACCACCAACGGCGGGCAAATCACGTTCAGCGCGTCCAGGACCGAGGCCACCGGCCACGCCGACATCGCCTGGTCGATCATGCACGCCCTCTACAACGAGCCCCTGAACACAAACAAGCGGCGCCGCAGCCGCTACCTCACGAGCGGAACCAATGCCCAATCGACGCAGAAACAAAAAGGCAGCGCCGCCGGCGCGGTCGCAACAGCCCACCAGGATGTTCACCTTCGGGGAGCCGGAGCAAGTCCTCAGCGGCAACATCGGCGAGTACCTGGGCGTGTTCCCCAGCGACGACGGCGAGATCTACAAGCCGCCGGTGTCGCGGGCAGGCCTGGCCAAGCTTTTGCGCGCCAACGCGCACCACGGCGCAATCCCCAAGTTCAAGCGCAACCTCATGCTGCGTGAGTTCATCGCGTCCCAAGGCTGCAGCGCGCAGACCATGGCCAAGGCCGCGCTGGACTACATGGTCTTCGGCGAGGCGTATTTCTACCGAATCCCGAACGCCTTCGGGCAGACGGTGGAGCTGGACCACCTGATGGCCATCAACATGCGGGTGAAGGTCAAGGGCGGCTATCGGATGCTACTGCCGGATAACAAATTCGAGGACTTCGACCAGGACGAGATCGTCCACATCAAGGACTACGACGTCGAGCAGAACATCTACGGCATCCCGGACTACCTGGGAGGTCTCCAGGCGCTGCTGCTGAACGAAGCTGCCACCCTCTTCCGCCGGCGCTACTACAGCAACGGCGCACACGCTGGGTACATCTTCTACACCAACGACCCGGACCTCACCGAAGAAGACGAGAACGAACTGCGTGCTCAGATCAGTGCAAGCAAGGGCGTGGGCAACTTCCGATCGATGTTCGTGAACATCCCAGGTGGCGCAGAGAACGCCATCAAGATCATCCCAGTGGGCGACTTCCAAGCCAAGGACGAGCTGGAGAAGGTAAAGAACATCACCCGCAACGACATTATCGCAGCATGGCGCATGAACCCCGCGCTGGCCGGCATCATCCCCGAAACCACCGGCGGTTTCGGAGACATCGAGAAGATCGATCGCGTCTATACCAGCAACGAAATCCGCCCCATCTGCCAGCTGTTCAACCAGGTCAATAACAGCCTACGGGAAGACCGACGAATCAGCTGGATAGAGCCCTCAACAGCGAACAAAAACACTGACTAAAAACACAGTAAATGGATGAACGTCGCCCAAAATGACGGCATAATGATGGCATTGAAATCCCGGGGAGGGACCTATGCGGATCTACTGCACAGCCTGCGACCACAAAGGCCGCATCAGCTCGCGGGAAGAAATGACGCGAGCCTACGTAAAGCTGTACTGTCAGTGCTTGAACGCCGAGTGCGGGCACACCTGGGTATCGGAGCTGACCTTCAAGCACACCCTGCGCGCCCCAGCTCAACGCCAGACCAACCTGCTGCTCGATCACATCAGGAGCTTGCCCGCCGACCGGCAACAGGAACTGTTCCAGCAGCTGGGAATCTCGCCTGCAGCCTGACCCTCTCCCCTCCCCATTCATCGCAAGAGTGCCCCACGCGGGCACTTTCCGTTTCGCCTACAGTCAATCCAACGCCAGATGCCTGCAACGCAGGCATGGTAGCCGCCTGCCCGGTCATCTTTGAGAACGACCCTGTCGGCGCGGCGATACCCGCGCAGCGGCCGATCGGTCGTCAACACCGCCCCAAGCTGCCAGCAGTCCCGCAAAGGCCAGCCCGCGAGCACACTGGGCGCCACAAAAACGCGACCGGTCGCGCCCGATTACCCGCTCTTGAACTGCTGAATCGCCAGCACATCGTGCAGGCGAGGCAGCATGGGTGCAGGGCACTGCCCTGCCGGGGTGCGGGCGAGTAGCCCGCGAAGGTAAAGAATCGAGCGCAGCGAGCTGAGCCCCATGGGCGAAGGCATCATGAATGTTCCCTACATGCGATAGACCAAACACCTCGAAAGCCTCTTTTTTTTCACCCTTCGGGGTTACTGGTTGGGGGATAAAATTCCATTTAATACAAAACCATGCCGGCGACTCCCTGGAGCCGCCGGCAGCGCGGGAAAATTTGAGGGGAAAATGGTCACGCACGACCAAGCCGACCAAGGAGAGGTGGCTGTACGCAGAAGAAATTAGAGGAGAAGTGGGTCGCCTGGCACGGCCAGGCCTCGCGTGGGATGCGATGAGGGGGCTAGGTAGCCTTCTTGGCCTCGGCACTGCGGAGCAGGCGGGCCATCGCACTACTGACCGCTTCAGGGCCCGTTGGGGGCCGGTGAGCGGGGGTGTCGGTTGCAGGTGGCCCTACCCCACTGGGTGGTGCCTGAGACTCTAAGCGCGGCGCTGTCTTGCGCTCCTCGCTCTTTTTCCAGTTATGGCGCTTCTGCTGGCGGTGGAACTCCTCGAGGGACGCCTTGCTCTGGCGCGCCTCGCGATCGATGACCACCTGGCGAATCTCTTGCTCGCGCTTCTTGATGGCTGATTTCTTCGCCTTGAGCCATTCATACCTCAGCCCGAGATCCGCCCAGAACTTTTCGGTGAAGCGGACCATGACACGAGTGCGAACCAGGTTGAGCCCCGCCTCGTCCTTATCGTCCAGCCGCACCTTCTCGATGCGTCGGTACACATAATCTGCCTGCTCAAGGCCGTGCATCAACCGGTTAAGCGATGGCGCCGATATACCGCTGTCCTCAGCGATGCTGCACTGAGTGTTGAGGAAAAATTGTCCCTGCTCAACGTCGAGCCAGCCCAGAACACCCGTAGCCAGATCAAGGCGCACCAACAGCTGCTCCGCGACACGTGCCAGAGCGACGAACTTCTCCGAGCGGGTACGGCGACCACCATGGATCGAGTCTAGCCCGCGCAAATACCGACCACGCAACTCGCTGATCTTGCTCAACCGCCAAAGTGACTTGCGAATTAGCGGCTTCTTCAGCTGTTCGCCAGAGAGCTTGCGCGGCGCCGAAAAGCGCAATGGACGGATTGGAGCGCGCAGGCCCGCGTGCGGTTTCTTTGTGTCCACACGAGCGGATGCAGCAGGCCGCCCTTTCCCAGGGCGACCTGCTGCATTCTTGGCGACTGTTAAGGGCGGGTGACTCACGAGGTCGCGATCACCTGATCAGGGGCAGCGGTTGGCTGCAGCTGCTCGTGCACCACATCCTCGGCTCTGGTCCGAAGTTCGCTGCAGCGCGCCTCAGCTGAACGCAACCGCTCGATGAATTCTGGCAGCACACTCAGATCTCCAGCATCGATACGGCCGTCAGCCAGAATTTCGCTTCCGAGGGCGACCAGGCTGCCCATCCTTGCGACCAGTTGGCCGAACACGCCAACTGGGTTGGCATCGCCGCTGAGTGCTCGAGCACCAGTCAAGCCGTGACGGCTGGCGAGTTCGTTTAAGCAGCGGTCCTGATAGTCCCCCTCGAGCGCCTGCACCCATGCCTCCTCGATCCAGCTGGGCAGGTCGACCTCACCGCTCAACCAACGGCTAACACGACGGAGCCAAGCGCCTGATGCCTTCAAGAAGGCCCCGGAGTCGTTGCCTAGGGCGAGTAGGTCGAAGTCCGGTACGTCCTTAGCGGTCGCCTTCGTCGGCACCAGGTCATGCAGATGGTTACTGAGTGCCTGTGCGAAATGATCCTGGCTGAATCCCGTGCGAGCGATCATATCGGCGGCGTGCGCCACAAGAACCTGGTCGCGGGACACCAGCAGGTGTCGAGGATTAGACGTACTCATAGGGGGCTCGGAGAAGTAGCCTGCCCCTCATTAGTTGAGCTTGGTCGGGTGCCGTCCTGGCACGGAAACGGTCGAGTCTCCTGCGCGGTGCAAGAACCATCGTCAGCGATGGCTACGGTGATGTTCCGACCGACTTGGAGAGCCTTTGCAATCGAAGCAGGCTTCACTCCGAGTGACCTAGCCACCCGGGCCTGCCCTATTTTCTGCACAAATGCACCGAGGCTAATGACTTCCACGACCGATCTCCAAAGGACGATTTACGTGAAAATATTAGACTGCGACTAATTCCTTGACAAGAAAAATGTTAACCGCAGGCGTTTTTTTAACAGAAACAGCACGCCTGAGGCTTATCCCAATGCGTTAGCCAACGGCTTATACTTCCCGAATGAGCACAAAAAAACCCCTTCCCCCTCATCTCTTTGCTGAGTGCAAAGCAGCCCATGACCTTTTTCTGACGAAGAAAAATGGTCTTAAGCTCACTCAGCGAAAAATCGCAGATGCCGCTGGAATCACGCCGGTATCGGTGAACCAATATCTCAAAGGTATCAATGCATTGAACGCTAGGTTCGCCAGCGTTCTCGCAAAAATGCTGGAGGAGCCCGTTGAGAGTTTTAGCCCGCGTCTCGCCGCGGAAATTGCGGAAATGGCTGCTTCGAGCAACGGCAACGTATCACCGATGCTGCAGCCGCATCGTGAGGCCCGGGAGTACCCGTTGCTGAGTTGGGTAGTTGCGGGAAGTGCACTTGAGTCCTCGACATCCCTTCCATCTGGCATCGCCGATGAATGGCTGACCTCTACTGAGAACGCTGGCCCGAATGGCTACTGGCTGGCAGTGAAAGGGCGGTCAATGACGTCTGACACGCCCCCCAGTTTCCCAGAGGGAACGCCGATCCTAATCCGTCCAGAGGGGTTCGAACTGGTCAGCGGAAAATTCTACATTGCCCGGCATAACGTCACGGGCGAACACACGTTCAAACAGTACGTACTTGACGCCGGCGTAGGCTACCTGGTGCCGCTCAACCCCGAATACCAGACTGTTGTCATGGACGACAATTGGGAGATTGTTGGCAGGGCGATCGACGCAAAGATCACCGGTATGTAACGCGTGCTCGTGCTGAGCGCAGTGGATTAGGTTGTCACTGTCGTAGGCGCAGTACGGACAGTGCCGGCTGTCGTCATCGATCCAGCCTGGCTCAATACCTAGCTTCGCGAACAGCTCCAAATCACACTCTGGGCATGGCCGGCATATACGCACGCTTCTATGCAGACGCTCGGCACGATGGCGAGCGCTCGCCCAGGACTCGCCTGGGCGTGCGATTGCAGCAACTTGCGAATCGGTCAAGGCCAAGATCACCGCGACGCCTCTCCGATCGAGCGCAAGAATCCGTGCCAAGCGACCAAACAGCACTCTCGCTTGAAATAGGCCTTCACCTTCTCTCTGTTAGCAGGATCTACTGCATCGCGCAGGCTCATCCTACGAACCGTGGTATAGTCACGTTCGGACATGATTGATTCCCTAAAAGTTGGTCTGTCTTGCCTGGAAAGCGGTTGCCGCCGCTTTCCAGGCGCTCTTCATTCAGGTCGATGCCTGAGCAGTAGCATCTCTCCCTCCTGATCCAGTTTGGCCTGCTCGGCCACGTGTTCCCGCCCAACATCTACACGTATATCCAGTGCGTACCCTTGGTACCAGGTCTGGCTTCCTTGAATTCGAACTGCATGTTTGCGGAGCCACCGGTAGCGATCGGCATCGCGGCGCAGCTCCAGTTCGTTCTGGTCAATCACCTGGCTGCCCTTCTCTTCCTAGGCAACTGATCTGGAGTGCCACCCTCCTCTGCTCCAGGGGGAGCACTGTGCACAACGATATGGCCCTGGCCGATCTTGAAGTTTTTTATGACCGCGATGCAGACGTTCCAAGCCTCCCGGGAAACCGAATCACCTGCCTCGACGACGTTGCCCTGGTCGTCAATGATGGCCAGCCGTGCGGGGCGTCCGTCAGCAGTTGTAAACCGATAGCCCGTTGTGACATTGGCACTGATGCAACCATGCTCGAGGGTGCCGGTTTTGGGGATTCCGATCATGCTCATGCTGGCATCCTCTCCCCAGCGAGAGTGAGGGTGCAGCTGTTGACGATCACAGCAATCGTGTGAGCTTGCAGGTCACGGCTGCCTTGCAGCGCGTGGACCTTGCCCCAAGCTCCAACCTCAATGGCAGTGTTCAGGTCAACAATCGCTTTACGGTAGTGCACAAGGGCTGTTTCGAGCTGGGCTTTCGCCTTGGTAGGCACAGCAATATGAATGGTCATGGTTCAACCTCAAGCCGCAGTACGGTAGTTGGCGATGAGTTCTTGAACGCAGAGGTTCAGCAGTGCGTAGGCCAAACTGCGATCGGTAGGCAAGAGCACAGGGAGCGTTAAGCATGCGCCATCCAACTCGAATCGAAATGCCACACGCTTCGGATCAGTGGCGCTTTGACGAATCAGCAGCGCCAGTTCCTCGACGCCTTCGACCGGCAGGTAGTAGGTGCCTCGTCTCTCCCGCACAGCATCGCGAAGTGTTGACTCCAGCTCGCTGACAAGAAGGTGCTCCTCGACCTCGATGATGCCAACTGGCAGTTCGAGGTCGTTTGCAAGGGATTCGATGAAAACTGCAAGGCGGGCGGCATTGTCATCCCGCTTCGCCAAGGTGATGGAGTTGACCGAATCGCCCAGCTCAATTCGAGCAGTCATACCATCGCTGCATTGCTCAATTGCAAGTCGCGCTGTGGCAAGCACCTCAGAGGTGGCGGCGTCGTACATCTCATGTTGAAAGGCGCCATTCTGGGCTACCTGGCGGGCCAGCGCCTGCCGGCTGGCCGATGACAGACAAAGGAATCGGGGAATGGTGTGCATGGGACTTTCTCCAAGGCGATCGCCCGGCATGGAAGCGATCCGATGGAGATATAATTAGCCAGAAGCTAACGACAAGTCAAATGCCTGAGGCGAACTTTCTGCAAAATAATTCGCCTGAGACTACTTTTTAACGGTGTTGATTGGTCCAGTTCAGCTGAATTCCGCCTCCATCCAAATGCGTCAAGCGCACACTTTCCTCGATCTCCAGCTGGTCGAGCAGCTTGTCCCAATCGTCCATTTGCTCATCCGGTAATCGTAATATTACCGTTCGTCGCCTCTCCTGAGCCGCTGAGCTATTGATCTGACGGTGGATACGCTGCATGAGCTGCTCGAACCGTGTTGATGAAGGAAAGCAGGTGGGCGTGGTAAACATAGGCTGATCCATAAGCACTGTACACGCATACAGTATAAATTTCCGCTCAAGGAAGGCAACAGGCCATGATCTACGCCCAGTCCTCACTCGCAACCCATGTTCCTGTTCTTCTGTTGATCTGTAGCACTCGAAGCTGTCCCGTGCGGGAGAGCAGTTGCACATCGATGGTGCGGCTCGACCGATCCGAAGCGCCAACGCCTCGCATGTAAATGACTATTCGCTCAAACGTGTCCATGACCAACTGACGAACCTGCTCCCGAGCAGCGTAATCACCTGCCTCGACCAGGCCGGCAAGTTCTGCCCAACGCTCGGCATGTGCAGGTCGCGATACGCTGGAAAATGCAGCCAACTGATGCTCCAGGCCTCTCACCTTTTGCTCAGCGACGGCCTGCAACTGTTCGAGTTCGCGCGCTTTGCGAACAAACGCAAGCGGTGCCGCACCACTCTCGTCAGCCAGCAGCGCATCCGTCACCTTCGCAAGCTGACTTGAGAACTTCTCGGCCTCGGCTTGAGCAGCAATCAATTGGTGCTGAAGCCCGCTGCCGTCGTCCCCGTCCTGGAGCAACCGCTGAAGATTGAACTGATCGGAGCAGTAATTGAGGATCGCCCGCTCAATAGGGACGATGCTGCAGCTGCCACCGGCGCTACACCCACCGTTTTTGCTGTAAGAAGTGCAGTGCAGTCGTCGGTGGCCATCTGCAAGGGTGCCATCTTCTCGCTGCCGGTTCATTAGGTTTTGCGCCACCAGGGCCGTGCCGCAATAGCCACAAATGGTTAGGCCAATTCCGGTCACGATCCCGGGGATCTCTCCATGGCCACGACGACGGTTGCGCTGGCCAGCAAGGTGCTGCAGCTCAGCCCACTCAACTTCGGACAAGATCCTGGGGTAGTAGCCCTCTAGTTCATAATCCTCACCATCCAGGCTCAACCGCTTTACCCCTCGAAGAGCAGGAAGCTTGATCAGCCTGTAGATCTGCAGCCCCGAGATCCCCCAGTCGGTCAATTCATGGCCCTCCTGGTGCATCAACTTAGCGGCGCGGCCTGCTCCCATCCCCTGCTGGTACAAAGCCAAAGCACGCCGTACAGCTGCTACTCTCTCCGGAATCAGCTCCCAGGCCTCGCCTGTCCAGCGTACCCACTGGGGGTCCTTACCATTGCGAATCAACCCCCGAAACGAGCCGGCCCTCCATCCCTCGCACTGCCGGCGAATCGCTGCTTTGACACGTTTGCTCTTGGTATCGGATTCCTCATGTGCCCGGATCATGACGAGCAGCGAGTAGACCAGGTCCATCGGCTGCGCTTTCAATCCAGCCCGGTTGTACTCACGCCCATCACTCGCCGTCACCACGGTGATGCCGGCGTTGATGATCTGAGCCAATTGGGCCTGGGCCTGGATCGGCTCAGCGCGGCTTAGACGGTCAAGGCCCTCAACAACCAAAACCGAACCATGCGCGATGCGCCCGTTCTCGATCGCTTCCAGGAACACGCCCAGGGCTCCTTGCTTGACGTGCCTTTCATGGTAGGCCGACAAGCCTTCATCTCGCAGAGATAGAGTGCCATCGAGAACCAAGCCCTTGCTGGCGGCCCAGTTCTGGGCGTACTGCAGCTGACGGTCGGCACTGCTGCCGGTCGCTTGCCGGGGATCGGAAAACCTCAAATAGCTGTATACTCGCGCGCCGTTTTTAGCCATTACGAAAAAATAACCCTGATGAGGATCATCCTATGATGACAGAGAAACCACCGCGTATAGGAATGATATCGTTAGGGTGCCCTAAAGCCCTCGTCGATTCCGAGCGCATCCTCACCCAGCTGCGCATGGAAGGCTATGAAGTCGTGCCCACCTACGAGGACGCCGACGTGGTGGTGGTCAACACCTGCGGCTTCATCGACAGCGCCAAG